CGCCATAGACAATGACAGGCGGACAATATCCCCGATATTCGTTGATATGCCCCGAGCAATGAAGCAAAGCGAATTATACGGGCTATATCAAGGTATAGAAACAATTAAAAGCGGATATTTATATGATGCCCGTCATCATTTTAAGAGCCATTTTATAGAAAGCCCACAAATATGGGTTTTTTGTAATACTATACCCGATTTATCATATTTAAGCTTTGACCGTTGGAAATTTTGGAGTATTAATGAAAAATATGAATTAATAGACTACGAAATACCAACCGAGGAGCCTAATTTTATTGATGATGATAATGAAATACTTTCGCCAACAGCGGAAGAAAAAAAATTATCTGAAAAACTTCGCCAATTGCGAAAGTCAATAAAAGAGAAAGAGATAAAACGAATAGCGGAAATGAAAAAAAAGTCTCAAAAATCACAAACCATATTATTTTAAAGCGGTGAGGCGAAGCCGAACAAAAAGACAAAAACAATATTTAAAAAGCCAGTGCTTGACACGGGTTAATACAATGGAACGCGGGAACGATAGAGACTTAACGCGGTACGCGTTAACCCCCTGTTTACACATTTTATAACTGCGATTTAATAAAAATTATTTTGTAATATTTAAAATAAATTATTTTTTAATTATTTTTTATTCTAGAAAAAAATTTCTAGTATAAAATATATCTTCATAATGAAGCGTTTTTTTGGAAAAGTAGGAAAGAAACTCGGCAAAGTCGCGAAAGCGGGTGCCCGTGTTGCCTTACCAATTGCCACAAAAGCTTTAATGGCTAAAAAATCAATGGTTATGAATAGGATTGCCCCCGCTTTACATAAATCAATAGACAGCAAATTAATGAATTTGTCGGATAGTGTATTAAAAAAGTTAAGCGGAAGCGGTGCTTATGTGTTGGGCGAAACTGATATTAAACATAATACAATTATAAGACCAACCCACGACGACAATATACCACATTTTGGCATGATTAAGGGAGGCGTTAGAATACAACACCGCGAATATATCAAAGATATATACAGTTCATCAATCGCCGGAGAATTTAAAAATGAAGTGTTTCGGGTTAACCCTGCGTTAAAGGAAACTTTCCCTTGGTTGTCTGCTTTAGCTACTAATTTTGAACGTTATCGCTTTACCGGCTTATGTTTTGAATTCAAAAGCGGAAGTTCTGACGCTCTCAATTCAATCAATACAGCCCTCGGTTATGTTGTATGTGCTAGTCAATACAACAGTTTAGCCGATAGCTTCATAAATAAGCAACAAATGGAAAACACTCAATATTGTGTTAGTGTTAAACCATCTAACAGTATTATTCACCCCATTGAATGCGACCCACAATTACAGACGAGCCCCGTTTTATACACTCGTTTGGCCTCTACTGGCGACATTGCTAAAGGCGATTTGCGTTTATATGATTGGTGTCAGGAAGAGATAGCCACGGTGGGAATGCAAGGGGCTAACGTCAATTTAGGCGAATTATGGGTATCCTATGATGTGATTTTATATTTACCCGTTTTAGCCTCTGGTTTGGCTTTGGATGCTCTCAGTGCTCATTATGGCTTAACTAATATCATAAATAGCGATAACACAGCAACCCAACCAACCGGAGACGACCCATTTAATCCCACGATATATTTTGATAGTATAGGCGGAACATTTACAGCCGGAACATCTTCCACAGTTGTAAATTATAATTTTCCAGCGGGAACTAATGGGAAATATTTATTTAATTGGAATTGGGGCGGAAAATTTAGCGGAGCTTTACCCGTGGATGCCACTCAATATTTAAGCAATTTAGCTTTGACTAATTGCGAAATTCTTCAAGTGTGGAGCAATGGGATTTCCCCCCAAAATTCCACACACTCTGCCGGATATAGGTCAGCCACAGGCGACGAAGTAAATAATTTATATCAAATAAATAAAATGTTTGTGGTGAATGTAATAAACCCAAACATTATCGCCACTGTTGATTTTAACATTGGAGCAACCGTTGCGAACATGTTTGGAAATCCATCATTCGGCGATATTGTAATCACTCAATTAAACGGGAATTATAAATAATCCGGATTAATCCAAATATAATCCAAATGATAATATAATAGATTAAACATAATCTAAATAATCCACATTTTTCTATAAAATAATAATAAAATTATTATTATTTTATAAAACCATAAAATAAGGATTATTTTATAAATGCAGTTTTTGGAGCTACAGGTGGCGAAGCCCACCGCCTTAAAAACTTTATCTATTTTATAAATGATGTTGCCAAGCGAGGCGAAGCCGAGCAATTCGCCCGAAGGGTGAATTCAGCGACCACATTAAATTATAAAATAGAGATGCCGACGATCTGAGCGAAGCGAAGATCCGGAGGCATCATGAGGGCACAATTAATTAAATTGTATATTGCCCGAAATGATAAGAGACTTTTTTCAACCATTTTTTTAATTTAATCCAAATTGATTTAAAAAAATCTGGATTATAATAATATATGACCGAGGTTTCAAAACAGTGTGCTGTTTGGGAGTTGACGATACGCCGAATAAAATTGGATGGCACCGAATGGAGCCCCGAATTTATAGGCCAAAGTCTAAAGAAACTATTTAAATTTTTCGTTTTTCAACCCGAAACCGGAGAATTGACGGGCTACCGTCATTATCAGTTTAGGGGGTCATTACATAAAAAGAGCTACAAAAACCCGTTGTTAAAACTTTTATGCGAAGCATTTAAGTGTGAACTAGGGGACGCTCCAGAAGTAAGGCCAACCGTTGAAGCAAACACAAAAAATTTTAATTATGTGATGAAAGACCAAACACGAGAACCAGAGGGGAAAATATACACTGATAAAGACTTTTATCAGGTGGAACTATTAAAACCTGCCTATGTGCCTACACAATACAGGGGCAAAAACGAGACATTGAGACCATTTCAAAAACATATTTTTGATAATGTTAAAAATAACGACCGTTTAATAAATGTAATTTATGACCCTTTAGGCAACAAAGGCAAAACAACAACTGCCATGTTAGCCATGCTATATTATGGCGGGTTTGTTGTTCCGCCATTTAATGACAGTAAGGAATTAATCCAGACAGTCTGCAACTATTCTATAGAAAACGACAGGCGGACAATTTCCCCAATTTTTATAGATATGCCCCGAGCAAAGAAACAAAGCGAATTATACGGGTTATATCAAAAGATAGAAAAAATAAAACATCAAAATATACAGGCGTGCATTTAAGACCTTCTGGAAAATGGTGTTCTTCAATATACTTGAATGGTAAAACAATTAGTATAGGTATTTTTAATAGTGAAATCGATGCGAGTAAAGCCTATGAAAGTTATCTTTCAAAAACCCATGCGTAACGTATCGGTTTTTTTTATATCTTTGAATCAAACAATTATAACAATGGCTTACATCGACGTTATCACACTTGCAAGAGCAAAGAACTATTTACGTATTGACCCTGATTTAACAGAGGATGATGCGGAAATAACTTCAATGATTAATGGAGCGTGTATATATGTAGAAAAAAGAACAAATCTTATTTTATTTGCACGTGACATCGATTACAAAGGCTCTTGTCAGGTAAAAGTTTATGATGCTCCAATAAATGCAATTATAACAGATCCTGCACCTTGGTTTATTGAAAGGACAGCTTATACAATTTATCCAGACGTGAAAGCGGTTAAGTTAAATGTTGGTTATGGAGCTAATGAAGTACCTGATGATTTAATTGAAGAAATGTTAAGAATTATTTCATTATGGTATTATGATTCAGAGAAGAAAATAAAATCTGAACTTATTTATAATAGCGATATTATCAACTTACATAGACGTTTTATATAATGCAAAGTAGACAATACGATAAGAGAATTAAAATTTACGGTACTGAATCTGTTCCTGATGGTTACGGAGGAAATATTGTAACACCTGTTTTAATCGGTTCTTTTTGGGCAGAATTAAAGCAAAATTCTGCATTTCGTGATTACAGCATAGGTAAGTCAGATTTAAAAGATAATTGGTCTTTTAATATCCGGGCAACGCCTAAAATTACGCCTGATAACATTGATAATTTAACAATAGAATACAAAGGCGTTAAACGTGTTGTAAATGATATTGGCTATAATGATGAATTATTCAGAGAATTAAATATTACAGCTAATGGCGATTCGGGGAGTTAGAGAAACTATAAGAAACATTCGAGCTTTTGGAGAAAATGCCAAAAGACAAATTAATGCAGAAACTGAAGCAATAGCATTGCAGATAGAAATGGACGCAAAGCAAATGGCTCCGGCTAACTTCGGAAAATTACGCCAATCCATATCACATTCAAAAATATCTGACGGCAAATACAAAGTTACCGTAAATGAATATTACGGTGCTTATATGGAATTTGGCACAGGTACTAAAGTAAAAGTTCCTGCTGAATTTAGAGAGATGGCAAATTCATTCAGAGGACAAAGACAAGGAACATACGCACAAGGATTGGATAGTATTAAAGTTTGGTGCCGTTCAAAAGGCATAGATGAAAAATTTGCTTATGTTATTTTTGCTAAAATATTAGGCGCAGGTATAAACCCAAGACCTTTTTTGTATCCGGCATGGGTGAAAGGAAAAAAGGATTATGAAAAAAACCTAAAAGCATTATTAAGAAGATTGAATGCACGTGTATAATTATTTTCACTATCTTTGAAACATGGTTACAACAAATCCAGATAAGTATATCAGAAAAGCGGTTTTTGACGCTACAAATAATATTGTAGTAAACTCAAAAATAATTAAAACTTTCGATAGTAGATTAACTGGGAACGCAAATTTATCAGAATACATATTAATGACAGCTCAGGATAAGGATGTATTGAAAAATACAAAATGTGAACATGAATGGGAATGTAGTTTGTTGATTGAGATTTACACACGTTATTCAAGTTCCGGAAATACCGGAAGCAGATTGCTTCTAAACGATATTGAACAAGCTGTAATGGATTTTTTAAATCCTAAATTAATAATAGAGGGATTTACAAACGTTACTCAAAACATAAATTTCGAAACATCATTAGAAACAGTTACGGATACTGAAAATATTTACAGATCATTTTTAAGGCTTAATTTAATTTTAAAATAAAACACAATGGCAGACAAAATAAAAGGCGAAGGACTTATCCTTTATATTCATGATGGTGCGCTTTATCGCCCTGTATCATGTCTTACAAGTAATTCATTAAATACTGAATTAGCGGTAATTGAATCTCAAACTAAGTGCGCTCCTGGTGTTGTAGAAAAACAAGCAGGTGCATTTTCTTATACGCTTGAAGCAGATGCTCAATTGATTGATACAACTTCTGTAGGTGGTGACGATACAAAAGCTTCACACGATTATTTGTTAACTGTTCAGCAATCAAAAGCAAATGTAAATTGGAAAATGGATTCCGGAACATCTGGATTAGTTTACTACGGGGTTGGCTTAATAACTTCTTTAGGCTTAGAAGCTCCTGCGGGTGACGAGTTCGCAAGTTTTACATTAACTATTGACGGTTCAGGTGCAATTTCAACAACTGACCCATTAGACTAAAAAATATGCATAAAACAAAAATTGAAATATCCGGAATAAAATATAATTTTGGAATTGGATTCCTTAATTTACTGATTCAGGGAGAAGGAAAAAGCCTTAATGAATTATCTGTATTGGATGAAGTTCTATTAATGCCTTTGGTTATTTTTTACGCACGTGTTTACGCTTGTGAAAGAGATAATTTGCCTATTACGTTCAGTAAAAAAGATATACTTAATTATATTGATGATAACGGTGGTATTCATGGAGATTTCTATCAGCAGATATATGTTGCTTACATAAATGCAATGACAAAAGATGTGCCAGCTGATGAAGATAAAAAAAAAATAGCGAAAGTGAAAAAATAGACTTTCAAAAAGACGTTATATCATTTGCGATAGGCGAACTTGGGATTTCTACATTGAAACGTGTTTATGACATGTCATTTGCAGAGTTTCAAATTCGCCTTTTTGCATGGAAAAGATGCCAAGAAAGAGAGTGGGAGAAGGTGCGTTTATTAGCATGGCATGTACAATCAATATCAATGAATAGAAAAGGTAAAATGCCGTCAATTCAAAAGTTTATGCCATTAGGAATAGACAAAGGAGAAAACAACGGCATTTCGGACGCTCAAAAACAAAGATTTTTAGAAGTTAGCGCAGAATACTACAAACAAATAACAGGCAAGTAATGGCAGGATTACAGGTACAAATAGGCTCGGATACTTCGGATTTCGAAAGAGGTATATCGGATGTTGAAAAACAGTTACAAACCTTAGAAAGAAGGCGTGAGGCTCGTGTTAGGATTGGCGCAGATGTTGGTGATTTAGATAGACGAATAACGCAAACAACGGCTAACTTGACCCGTTTAAGAAGTGCCTTAAATCAAACTTCTACATCGGCTCAAAACTTCAACAGAAGCGCAGCAAACGGATCTAATACTCTTACTCAATTTTCCCGTATAGCTCAGGATGCGCCTTTTGGTATCATGGGTATAGGTAACAACTTAACCGCAACTGCTGAAGCGTTCGTTAATCTTTCCAGAAGCGCAGGAGGGGCAAAAGGTGCATTGTCTGCAGTAGGACAATCTTTATTAGGTGGTGGAGGTATTTTGTTGGCAATTTCATTAGTCACTACAGGACTTACAATAATGAGTCAAAAAGGGTTAACTGTTAGCGATGTTTTCGCAAAGCTTACTGGTACATTCGATGAAAACCGTGCTGCAATGCAAAAGATGAATGCTGAAGTTGCTAAAAATGCTCAGGGCGATATATCCGGAATGAATGCTTACGTTGCTGTAGCAAAAGACGTTAATCTATCAATGCAAGACAGATTAATTGCCGTTAAAAAACTTCAGGACGAATACCCAGCTTATTTTGGTAATTTAACTAAAGAGCAGATATTAAATGGTAATGTAGCATCAACTGTAAAAGAAGTTACAGCTGCCTTAATCGCAAGAGCAAAAGCAACAGCATTAACAGAAAGGATTGTAAAATTAGCAACAGAGGAAGAAGAATTAAGAATTAAGATAAATAACCAAATATTAGAGGCAGCAAGAGCTTCTAAACTTACAAATGCTCAAACAGCTATTTTAGCGGGCAACTTTAAAGCACTTGCCGAAAACGGTGGTAACTTTATGGAAACCGTTAATAAAGTAGGTAAAGAGGCCAATATTCCATGGTTAGTTTTAAATGGAACTATTGTAAGAGTGTTGCAAGGATTTACCGATTTAGGTTCAGAACTAAGAAACAACAAAGCGCAACAAGACCGTTTAACTGGAAGTTTGGAAGAACAAACAAAGGCTCAGATAAAACTTGAAGCGGTAAAAGAGAAAGCTAAAAAAAATAATGTAACACCACAAGTAGCAGCCCTTCCGTCGTTGATACAACCTACAGGATTGGACGGATTAATCTCTCTTAAAGGGATGTTGGCAGAGGTAGCAAAAAATGTACAAGGATATGAAGGAGTTATTTCAACATCACTAAAAAAAATACCGAATTATTTCGACACCTCTGGACAAAAGGCATTAGAGAAGCTACAAAATTTCAATAAACAATTAAGTCAAATTGTCACTTCGGGTACTACAAATGCAGTAGCAGGGATTGGGGAAGCGATAGGGTCAGCTTTGGCTAATGGTGGAAATATTATAGACGCTGTAGGTAAAAGCTTGTTATCTACCATAGGTAGTTTGTTGGTTGATCTTGGAAAAGCTACAATAGCCTATGGAGTTGGTTTGTTGGCAATTCAAACCGCTATTAAAAACCCTTACACGGCTATAGCTGCCGGAGCAGCATTAGTAATTGTTGGATCTGCAATAAGTGCGGCTGTAAATAAAACAGCAAGCGGGATGCCTGGCGGTAATGCCGGTACAGGAGGTGGTTATAGCTCTCCGGCATCATCATCAGCAAGTTACGGAGGCTCAAGCTCTTCTGGTTTCGGAAGCGGAACAGTTGTTTTTGAAATATCTGGTACTTCTTTAATTGGGGTATTATCAAACTCATTAGATAGAAATAGTAGGCTTGGAGGGGCGTTGGGTATATAATGGCTAAAAAAATATTAATATCGTTTAATGAAGATATTGAGTTCGGAACTTTCTCTGATTTTTCGTACACCATCAAAATAGGCGGAATTGACTTAGTATATACATCTGGACAAACATCTGTAAGCATCAGTTATAATAATACTGAAGATTTACCGCCAAATGAGATAAAAATATATGATTCTTTACAGGATAATGTTTACAAAACATTAGAATTTCTAAACATATATTTTTATTCTCCGATAATAACCTACACCGTTATTGAAAACACAATTGAGGTATATATAGATTCTGAAGATGCAACAATTGTAGGTTTAAATTCTAATAATACCGGAATAGTTGTAAGCTACGAAAATGTAAATGTTATTGTTGAAGGCGAAATTAAACTAAAATATTTTTTACAATATTCTAATATAGCAAACGACAATTATAAATTAGAAATTTATCAAGTTGGATATACAGGCTTGAGTCGTGAAATATACGGTCGTGTTTCAATTGATAAAGGAGGCGTTAAAAATCATTTAGACACTGTAAGAGGAACGTCCTTATATATAACGCTTGAAGCCGATAAAACACTCACCTTAGAAGACTTGTATTCTAAAAATGAGCTTGATTATCCTGTTAAGTTCTACAGAAATGGTAAACTTATTTTTCGTGGATTTATAACCCCTTCTGGTGTAACTCAATCCTTCACACGTGACTTGTGGAAAGTTTCTTTTGACTGCATGGACGGTCTTGGGTACTTGGATAACCTCTCCTTTGTCCAGGAAAACGGGTTGCAGTTTACAAATAGAATGGATATACAGGATATTTTGTTTTACTGTCTCAGAAGAACAGGAATGCTTCAAAAAATAAACACTTTTGTTGAGGTTTTTTATGATGGGTATTCGGATTTGGCAGATAGAAATATTTTCGAATCCACGATGATAGATACTACAAGATTTGTAAAAAAAGACAATAACACTATAATGAGTTGTGGCGATGTTATGCGCTCTGTTTTAGATATTTTCAATGCTGTTATTACTCAACACGATGGTGAATGGTATATTTACCGTCCGAACGATATTTACAGAAATTCATACGTAAATTTCAAGAAATACAATATTTCAAATGTTTATGAAAATACGGTATTAATGAATTTGTCTTCAGTTATCGGAAGTCAGATAAATAATTTCTATCCTCATCATTGTAGTGACAATCAGAAGATAATTATCAGAGGTAGTATTTCAGCTTTTAGGATAAATTATAAATATGGCTTTTTACAAAGCACCTTGCCTAATAGTTCATTGAAACATGATGCGTTAATGAACTATGCAAATTGGATAGTTTCAAGACCTGATTTAATTATTAATGATCCTTTGTTAGATAGCGGGGTTAAATCTATGACCATTTGGGATCCGGGAAATCCTCCTGTATTAATAATGATATCTGACAGTATACATCTGTTACAAGATAGTAATTTCGTGTTTAAAGTTTCAACAAGGCATACAAACGCATTAGGTGTAGTTTATTTCAAAGTTAGATTAGGTTCTTATTATATGTCTAAAACAGGAGAATGGACAACCTCTGATATTTTTATACAATTTCAATTACCTGGTTATTCATCTTCTGGTGTAGATACTGATTTTACCGTACAATCAGAAAAACTTCCTATAGAGGGAGATTTGTTTGTTGAAATTTATCAACCGGGCAAAGGTTTTGAAATAGTAAAATCAAGCCCTGTTTTAATAAAATCAACAAACATAATCGTAAACACGGCTCAACAAGAAAATATAATAGGCGAATTTCACACGATACAACGACCGAAAATAAGTTCTAACGTAAAAGAAAATAAAGAAGTTTACAACGGAGATAGTGGGGATGTGTATTTTGAAGGTGCTATTTTTAAATTAGGCGGTGCAGAATTAACAACGACATGGCATAGAAAGAATTTTATTGAATCTAAACCAATATTAAGAATTTCAGCAGAAGATGCTTTAAGAATATCACAAAAACCTGTAAAGGAGTTTTCTGGTAGTTTTTTTGGATATTTGCCATATATGGCAATATTGCAAATTGACGGAATTAATGGTAAATTTATGGCTATTGAATACAGTTACGATACTTTTACAAATATAGGGGATTTCAAGTTATTAGAATTGTTTGCGTCTGAATTACCAGACATGAGATATAATTTTACGTTCGATTATGGCGAAACCGTTAAGCCTACTATTACAGGTTAATTTTTTTTAGTACATTTACGATATGAATTTCATAAACGGAGAAGATAGGATTTTGTATATAAAAATAGGAGGCGTTTACCTCCCTATAGGCTGTTTGACAGGTAACGAAATTAGCGAAGATTCGGAACTATTAGACACAACAACAGTTGATAATAACGGTTGGAATACATCTGTACCAGTGTCACAGAGTTATACTATTTCTTTCTCTGGTTTACAGGTTAATTCCACATTGGTAGGGGGTAATTTCAACGTTAGCAGTTACGACAAAATTAAAAATCTTAAAAGAGACAGAATAAGAGTTGAGTGGAAATTGCAAGGGAAAATTTTCCCTGTTGTAGATTATGGCTATGGATATATCACATCACTTTCGAGTGCCGAAAATGTAGGTGAATTTATGAGTTTTTCAGGAGTAATTGCAGGTTTTGGAAAACCATTATTTACAAGTTTAGGAACTGTTTTATTGAATAACGGAGACCCGACAGTAATAATACAAACAGACAACACAGGAATTGAATTATTAAGAGTAAGTAAATTTTAAAAAAAAATGGCAGATTTCACAACGGTATCCGTACCTGAATTACCTCCTGCTACTATTACAGACAGTAGCGAATTCCCGCATTCAGTAGGCGACATTTTAAGCAAATGCACTGGGTTAGATATAAAAAATTACTTGCAATCACTTGTTGGGTATGCGCCTTATGAAATAAAATGCTTAAGACCCCCTGGAGACGGCACGGCTTATGTTTCAGAACATTTCGATACTTCAGCTACATCTTTAAATGGCTTAGGTTTAGTAGGTGGAATTTGGGAAGGGTGGGCAATTTGCAACGGTAATAACGGAACTGATAATTTAGACGGACAGACATTAATAGGATTCGGAGCTAATTATGCTATCATTGGCGAGTTTACAGGGTCAGAAGAAGTGACTTTGACGATAAATCAGATACCTGCACATTCACACGACATAACTTTATACAACGCATCTCCGTCTCCTGGAAATACAATAAATTCGTTAGAATTAGGAGATCCGAATAATCCCGGAACTTACACGACAAATTCCAGAGGAGGTGGACTGCCACATAACAACATGCAACCATCAATGGTTGTTTTAATAATAATGAAATTGCCATGATAGATCCGAATGAAATAACAACCGCAAGAGTTGGCGAATTACCTCCTTCTCCTTTCGGGCTAACCGACAATATTCCGCATGAGATAGGGGACACGTTATTTAGAGGCACTGTTCAGCAATTAGGAGATGTGATAGTAGATTATTTAGGCGCTATTTCGGGTTCTTCATATAATAATACCTCCGTGCCAGATGGGGGAACATTGCCAAGCACAACCGTTAAAGAATGGCTGTTTGTAGGAAAAGGAACTTTTCATAATGTAGGCGGACAACCATACATTATCACGACCGAAGAACTTAACATAATTTCTTCTAATGGTAGCTATTGGAGTTTGTCTGTGGAAATTCCTATTAATGTAGAATTGGCGGGGATAACACAAAATATTAGATCAGGATACACACAAACAACACCAAGTGAAAATGCGGTGTTTCAGGCATTGGCATTAAAAGCTAATTTAACAGATATACCAACTATTCCAGAAAATTTTCCAAAAGGCATAGAGTACACAGCCATAGGCGGTGAAACATTTTTTGAAATAGAGACAACTGTGTCGGCTACAATGATGCATTACAATGGAGTACCTCAATCTGGCACAATGTGGGATCAATTGGGCAATACTATAACTTTAAACTTTGACAATCCTTTAATATCAGGGGATTTCATGCAATTTTCTTAAACATGAAAAATTACATTTTACTATTTTTACTATTAACGCTCGTAACTGTTGCAGGTGTTTTTATTTTAAGCGTGTTTGTAGTTGTATTATTATACGATGGACTTGGTAATGTTTGCGACTGAACCCCGAACGTTAATAGTAAAAATAGTAAAATGTAATTTTTCATGTTTATATAAATGTTAAATTCTTATATCCTGCCCCGGCATCTGGTATAAATGTAAAAGTCACGATATTATCTGTTTGCGACCAATTTTCTTTTAATTGAATAACGCTTCCGTAAAATACTGATTTTACAATTGCAGTTGTTTCTATGTCAATAAAATTATCAACTCCGTTCGCCTCGAAGTCTAATTGATCTATTAGCCCTGTAGCCGTTAGTAAATTATTTAATGCAGCCGTAACCGTAGCGCCTGGAACATCACTTTCATTTATAACATCATCTGTTGTTACTTCATTGGTTGGGTTTCCGGTTGTCCACTCTGTACCATTCCATTGCCATAAACTTAAAGGTGAATCATCATCCTCCAGCAATTGCATGTAAAAATCAGCATATGTATATGTAGGTGGTGGCGTAACGTTTGGGTCATCGTAACCAATATGCAATTGAACACCTGAATTGCTTAAATCATCAAAGTTTTGTTTTAATGAATTAATAGATTCAACAACACTATTTTTTTCTTCTGTTGTTAAATCATCTAAATCACCAATGTTATTATTGGCAAAATCAGTCATTATTGCTAATATAGGATTTAATACATTAGCTGTAATTTCCTTATTGCCGTTAGCTACAATGTAAGTATTTATTTGTGCTATTACATATGAATAAGTTGGTGTAGCCATTATTAATAATTGTTAAAGTCATTGTTGAAATCATCGTTAAAATCTCCATTAGGTGTAAACACAACGTCTTGAAATAAGTTATCAAAATCATTTGCGCCACCATCATAAATAAAAGGCAGTTCATCTTCTAGTGAATCAGGCAATGAAACCAATTTTATTATTGCGCCTCCGTTTGCATTTTGAGGATCATATGTGTAAGTACTCGTTGTCATTCCAAACTCAAACCCATATATCTCAACCGTGCCATCGTATAATTGTAAGGCAACAAAATAATCTGCATAATCTAATTGTTGTAATGTGCATTTAACAGCCTGATTTACTCCTAAAACATTTATAGTAACACCGTGTAAATATTGAGGTATTCCATTTACAACTGATTTTTCAACAGTTCCAAAAATAGTAGATCCATTTTCAGTCATTGAAAATAAAAAACCTGATAAGTCCGGTTTTAAATTAAATAAAACTTTATAACGGCATTCATAAACATCTTCAATAGAAACCGTACTTGTTAATATTTGTTTGTTTAAAACATCTTCACGATTAATTAAAACGGCTTGCTGATAATAGTTTTTTATAACATTACCGCATGATAAATCTAAACCGTTTCTTAATTTTTCGCAACTCATTATTTACTTACATTTGAAGATCTGA